AGATATGGGTGATGATAAATTTGCTGGAAATATTAATTTAAACAAAATAAGCGAACCTACTGAAATTAAAAATATTATTAAAGAAATAGCAAAAGATAATGATAGTTTTGTAGAAGCAAGAAGGGGTGTTGTTAAGTTTGGAAGCAAGGGAGAAAATTTAGAAGCTTTATCTAGGGAGTTAGGTTTATCAGACTCAACATTATTAAAAAGAAAGATTGGACAAGCATTTAATTCTGAAGAAGCTTATGCTGCAAGACTTTTGTTTGATGAAGCATTAAAAGATGCTTATGATCTAGCAAATATAGCAAAAGGAGTAAATGCTTCACAAGTTGATTTAATAAAATTTGAAAACGCAATGGCTAGAGTTGCGTCTGTACAAGAACAAATTGCTGGAATAACAGCGGAAGCTGGTAGAGCATTAAGATCATTTAGAGAAACTGTTGGCCCAGCGTCATCAAAAAATCCTAAGTTAAGAGATAAATTAATTCAAGAATTTATTGCACAAAAAGGTGGAGATGATGTAATTAAAGATATAGCAAGAAAAATAACTATGCTCGATGATCCAGCTCAACTTGCTAAATTTGCAAGAGATCAATACAAACCAAAATTTATGGATTATGTTCAAGAGTTTTGGATTAATGCCTTATTATCATCCCCATCAACTCATATAGTAAATACGTTATCTAATACACTTGTTGCTGGATTAACGCCTATAGAGTATATAACAGCAGCCGCAATTGGAAAAATTAGAGGTGGTGAAGATGTAGTTAGTTTGGGAGAAGCTGGAGCAAGATTATTGGGAACTTTATATGGAACAATTGATGGTGTAAGGGCTGCTGGAAAAGCTATTATAGATGGAGAAGCAATAGACCCATTAACAAAATTAGAATTACAAAGACAAGAAACCATACCTGGAGTTATTGGAAAAGCTGTTAGGTTGCCTGGAACTGCTTTAGTTGCTGAAGATGCTTTCTTTAAATCTATTGGTTATCGTCAAGAACTCTGGGGTAGAGCAGTAAGACAAGCTCAAAAAGAAAAAAAGGGAATTAAAAGAGCTTATGAATTAATGAGAAACCCAGAAGAACTTGCTCCAAATATTCATTTGGATGCGATAGACGCTGGTCGTTATCAAACATTTACCAATCCTTTAGGAACTGCTGGTAGATCATATCAAAAAATTGTTGGTAAATATCCAGTTTTAAGATTTATAACGCCATTTGTTAGAACTCCTGTAAATATTGTTTCTTACGCTTTTGAAAGAACACCAGCAGGTATGCTTACTAATAAATATAAAGAAGCAATTAAAAAGGGCGGGCAAGAGGCAGATATTGCAAGAGCAAAATTAGCAGTTGGTGCGGCTATAGGTTCATCTGTTTTATATTATGCAAATTCTGGTTTGATTACAGGAAGAGGTCCAGCAGATTCAAGAGAAAGATCTGTTTTAATGGAGACTGGTTGGCAACCATACTCATTAAAAATTGGAGATAAATATTATGGATATAATCGTTTTGAACCAGTTGGAATACTTTTTGGAGTAACTGCTGATATGTCAGACATAGGAAAATATGTAGACAGACAATTAAGCAAAGAAGAAAACATAGAAATAGGAAAATTAATGTCCATGCTTGCCGCTTCAATATCAGAGAACATAACTAATAAAACTTTTTTAACTGGTCTTAGTGATGTTGTTGAAATGTTAAATGATCCAGACAGATATGGAGAAGCAACAATACAAAGATTTGCTTCTAGTTTTGTTCCAACATTTTCATATTATGAAAGAAAAGCAGACGATCCTGTTATAAGAGATGTCCAATCTTTTTCAGATGCGTTTGCAAACAGATTCCCAGAAATTGTTGGCGAAATAGGATTGCCAACATCAAAAGATTTGCCTGCTAAAAGAAATGTTTTTGGTGAAATAAGAACATTTACACCGACATACGCACCGCTAGGTGGAAGATACTCCCCTGTTAGAGTATCCACTAAAACAGATGATGTGGTATTTAATGAGTTTGTAAAACTTGGATATTCTCCACCTATGCCTAAAAGAAATATTGGCAGCGTTGATTTAACTCCTCAACAATATGAAGATTTATTAGCAATACAACAACTTTTACAAACTAAGCAAACTCTTGCTAAATTAATTATGTCACCTGGTTATAAGAAAAGTCTTAAATCAACAAAAGAAGAAGAGATAAGCAAAATATTTAGATTAAATCAAGAAAAAGCTAGGGATCTTTTAAAGATTAAATATCCAGAAATTATAATAAAAGAAGCAAGAAGTTCTTTAGAAGAGCTAACGGAATAACCCCATGGCACGCCAATCAGAAAGAGTTGGCCGATCTGGAGAATACTTAGTAGCCTCGCTACTTTCTTTATATGCTGATACTGTGGTTATCGTTCCACATAGCGCAGAAGCAGACATCATCTTTGACGTAGACCACACGCTTTATAAATGCCAGGTTAAAACACAATCTAAAATAAGAAACCATAGAGTGTCATGGGAGTATGACTTTAGGCGTGGTTCGTTTACCAAAAAAAGACATTATGAAAAAAATGCAATAGATGTTTATGCTTTGGTTGCATTAGACCCACAAAAAGTTATCTTTACTTTTCCAGACGGAAGCAAACAGAAAACTATTAAAGACGAAGAGATGCAAGCGATGGACTCGCTTACTAATGTCAAAAACCTATTTAAAGAGCTTCGATGTCAACAGACACCTTAGGTTCTTCATAATATTTAGCAGAGTTCATACCTAATGATATTAGATATTCAGCCACTTCATGTGGTTGTTTCTGCTCACTCTTACAAAAGTTTTTAAACTTTTCTGCAAGGTGTTTGTTTACATATATAGGTTTTCTTCCGTTTCTTTCTTTTAAGATTCGATCATCAAACTCATATAAGTTCATGTTTACCTCCTTGGTAAATCCCTACAACTCCTCGTAATATCTAACTAACTCGTTGAGATACCATTGACATTTTTTTAAGTCCTGTATGTTCTCTTCTTTATTCTTATGTCTATATAAATACTTCCAGATGTTACCCTCTAAATAAGCTGCATATCCTTTAGAACCAACTCTATCTCTGATTAGTTCTATGCACTCTATCTTTCCTTGGTAATGTGCTGGTTTATTAACCATATCTGGTTTTATATCAGTTACATTATCCTGTCCGTTTTTACGAACTCGATCCCACTCTTCTTTTTTAATATCGTCTATCGACATATTTTTACTCCTTTTTTTAAATTAACTGTTGTATTCAAGTACATTTACATATATATTATAACAAATCAAAATAAAAAGGGAGATTAAATGGAAAAAGAAAAAACTTTTCTTGATACTAAACAACTCGCTCAAAGGTGGAGTAGATCTCCAAGAACGATAGAGGGATGGCGCGCAAAAAAGACTGGGCCAGACTATCTAAACCTTAACGGTAAAATTTTATATGATATTGACGAAATCATAAGAGCAGAGGAAGAAGCAAGGGTATCACATGAAGCACGCCAAACTTAGCCCATCAGCAGCTGAAAAATGGACTAATTGCCCTGGTATGCCAACATTGGCAGCCAAGGTTGATTATCAAGTCGGTTTACCAGCCGCTGTTGGTACTTTGATTCACAACATGACAGAACAACTCTTAAAGGGATTCTTAGTTGATGTGACACTTGAAGATTATTGGCTTGGTAAAAAAGAATATGTAGAAGATTTTGAAATAGAAGTCGACCAAGACATGATTGATTGTGCAAAGATTTATGTGGATTATGTACAAGAACGAGCAAAAAGATTAAACGGCAAACTATTAGTAGAACAAAAAGTAAGACTGCAAGAAATATCAGAAGATTTATACGGTTATGCAGATGCACTAATTATCACTCCACATAAAATGTGCGTGATAGATTTAAAGACAGGTAAATATCCTGTTAGTCCAGAACACAACAAACAAGCCATGATATATGCAATAGGTGCATTATCTCGTTATGGTAATGAAGATACTGAAGTAGAGATAACAATAGTCCAACCTCGCGCAACGTGGGGAGGCGGACCTATAAAGACTTGGACCACCACCGCTGAATTTCTGGTGGATTGGGCATACGATTTCTTACAGCCGCGCGTGGAAGCGTGCTTGGAAGAAAACCCTGTATTTGTTTATGGGGATCATTGTCGCTTTTGTAACGCAAGAAGCATCTGCGATTTATATAAACAATATAATAAAGGAGAAACTAATGAGTGAAGAAAATAAAACTGAAGCTGAAGAGCTAACAGTTAAGTTTGCTGACGATGGCAAGGAGCATAAAGTTAATGATATGCCAGATGAAGCAAAACAACTTTATATTCGTTGGCAAGAGAAAAGACGAATCAGAGATGAGTTTATTATCAAAGCCAACAACGATATAGATGACTTAAATACTTTACTTTCATCTTACGAAGCTCGTATGCGAAACATATTAGAGCCAGTAGAAGAAGAAAAAAAGATTGAGGTGTCTAAATGAGTTTAGCTGATATACGAAAGAAGTCTAAACAGAAACCACCAAGAATTATTGTTCATGGTGAAGCAGCTGTTGGTAAGACTTATTTAGCATCACAAACTAGAAACCCAATTATGTTAGACGTTGAAGATGGTCTAGGTAAAATTCAAATGGACCATATACCATGTAAAACATACTCTGATGTAATGAGTAATTTAGATGAACTAGCAAATGAAAAACATGAATATAAAACTGTTTGTGTTGATTCACTTGATTGGTTTGAACGATTACTTTGGGATAAAGTTTGTGAAGATAATAGCTGGAAATCAATAGATCAACCTAGCTATGGTAAAGGTTATGCAGAGACACTTCGATATTGGGGTGAGTATGTAGAAAAGCTTAATAGACTAAGAGATAAAGGAATGATGATATTCCAGATATGTCATAGTGAAGTTAGAAAAGTGGAAGATCCACGAATCGAAGCTTACGATAGATATTCTCTTAAACTTCATAAAAAAGCTGCGGCATTGTTATTAGAACATTCTGATGCGTGTTTCTTTGCGGCTAAGAAGTTAGGAACTATTAAGGTGCAAGGTAAAAGTGGTATGACTACTAAAACTGTGTCTGGCGATAGAATCATCTACACCAACAACGACCCAGCTTATCTTGCAAAAAACAGATATAACTTACCAGACGAATTACCAATGGATTGGAACGCAATTCGTGAGGAAATGTTGAAGTGAGTATCTTATCTGATATTGATGTGGTACAGAGAGATCTTGACAGGATAACTGCAAGACTTGATTCATTATTAACTAAGGTTGATTTTGAAGCTGAGTCTTATCCAGTTGAAACCTACGATAGGCTTTCTGATTTAAAAAAGGATTGTGAGGATTTGAATGAGTATCTAAATACTTATTCGTCTTACGATCCTGGTTAATCTAAAAGGAGTAAAAAATGGATTTAAGTAATTTTAATGTAGATACCTCTAATGAGGGTAAATCGGTTGTTGAACCAGGTAGGCACGTTCTACATTGGCAAGGCGAAGATGAAGATTTAGTAGAGGGTAGAAATGGTTGGCGTGGTTGTAAAATGTATTTTGAAATAGATGGTACAAGCATAAGACTAAATCATACCTTTACTGTTGGTCACGATAACGAAAATTATGTAAAGAGTGGTGTTAAATCAATGATGCTTATGGCAGAAGCTATGGGTATTAAAGAACCACCAAAAGATACATCAACTGCTTTTATTGGTAAAAGTGTCTCAGCTGAATTAGTCAAAGATGAAAATGGTTATCTAAAGATTAATGAGGATTGGGGTAGAACTTGGCAAGCTACTGATAAAAAAGCAGAAGTTGTTGATGATAACATTAAAGTAAGTCCGTCTGAAGCAGACCTAGAAGCTATGGGTTCTACTGATTTAGATGATGACACACCATTTTAATTACAATGGTAAAAACAGGCCCACGCTGTGTGCATATTGTAAAGCACCAGCAGGGCCATTACTTTACAAAGACGGGGACTACTGGTTGGGAGCGTGCAGTATGGATCATTTAAAAAAGATTGGAGAGGGTAAACGATTACCAAACAAAGCACAATTAAATGACGAAGGTGTTGAATACTCTATTGCACAAACTAAAAACGTCTATGTAGAATTAGCAAGAAAGGAACGTAATCAACCTTTACATAAATGGGAGAGAGACAATAGGAAAAGAGTCTTTACTTCTATTGTGAGGGAATATTTAAACTGGGCAAATGAAGTTGCCAGAAAAGACGATGAAAGGGCAAAACATGGATCTGACGAAATACTTTCCACAAGGAAATAATTTAGAACAAAATAAACCAAAAGACACAAGCGATTTAATAAATGAAATGCAATCACAAGGATTGCAAATCAATCATTTAGAAATAACAGGAGAAATAGTAAGAGTACCAGTTAATGAATTAGCTGGTGTTAAGGCTGATTCAAATAATCAGAAGTCTGGTTATTATGTAGTCAATGAAGTAAACGGCAATTACTTTGCAACTTTTGGTAATTGGAAAACAGGCTTTGAGGGTAAATGGTCAAGCATAAATCATCAAGCTATGACATCTCAACAAAGAGAAGATTTACAACGTCAACTGCAAGAGGCTAAGGAAAGGGCCGAAGAAACTAAAAAACAAAGGCACAATGAAGTGGCCAAAAAAGTAGAACGCTGGTTTGACTCTTACACGAATGTTATTGAACATGAATATCTCACAAATAAAAAGGTTAAAAATTATGGTTTAAAGCAATACCAGGATATGTTGGTTTGCGGTGTGTATTCTACAACAGGAGACATACGTTCTCTACAGTATATTAGTAAAAATGGTGAAAAAAGATTTGCCGCTGATTCAGAAATAAAAGGCAACATATTTCTCATTGGTGCTGATATAAAAGATATTCCAAAACTAGATAAAATTATATTAGCAGAGGGTTATTCAACTTCTGCAACTATTTATGAAGCAACCCAGATTCCCGTAGCTTGCGTATTTTCTGCCAATTTCGTCATGGCAGTAGCCCTTGAAATACGCAAGCTTTCGGGTGCTAGAATTGTTGTTGCGTTAGACAACGATGAAAGCGGAGTCGGAGAGAAGAAAGCCCAAGAATGTGTGCAGAGTGTTACTAATGCGTGCGTGCGTTTGCCGAGCGAACATGGAGACTATAACGACTTATATTTAAAATATGGTTTAGATAAAGTTAAACAAGAACTTACTGAATCTAAATTTAATATTAAAAAGTATGCGATTCGTAATTTAATTGAGAAACCAGAACCGCAAAAGTTTCTAGTAGATTCGTTTATACCATTAGCTAAACCAGGAATATTAGCCAGTAGTGGTGGTGTAGGAAAATCTTTATCATTATTACAGTTAGCACTTGCTATCGCTAAAGGCTCTAGTTGGTGGGGTAAAGATGTAAAAGAGAATGGCTCTAGTGTAATCTTCTGTGCTGAAGATGATCTAGTCGAAGTACACCATAGAATTGATTTATTAGACCCATACGGAGAAAGATTTAAACATAACAACGATGTATATGTTTATCCAATACCAGACCAAAAAGAGCCATTAATTTTATTGCGAGAAGAAGGTATTACTGAACAAGCAAGAGAGATTGTAGAAGAATTAAAAGGTATAGATAACTTAAAGTTAGTTGCGTTCGACCCATTACAAGCATTTACAACAGCTAGTGTCTCGCAAAGTAATGAAGCTGGACAACTCTGGGGAAGTTACTGTGCGATGATTAGTGCGAATATTGGTTGTACTACTTTAACAACGCATCATATTAATAAACAAAGTATTACCAATGATTCTGATGATCCTTATTCGCATAAGGCAGATATAAGAGGTGCATCATCAATTACAGATTCAGTTAGGTTTGCAATCTCAATGTGGATTCCAAGCGAATCAGATGCAGAGGAGTTATGTGAACAAGCAAATATACCATATGATAGGTTGAGCGTGGTCAAGGCGGCCTTAGTCAAATCTAACTCTGGTAATGTGGATTATGGAGTGCAAACTTTAATAAGAAAAGACGGCATATTAGAGCCAATAAACTCTATGCCAAAGACAGATTATGAAATACATTTTTAGGAGGAAATTATGAATTGTTGGCATTGTGGAACAAAATTAATTTGGGGTGGAGACCATGACATTGGAGATGAGAACGAAGAATTTGACATCGTTACTAACTTATCTTGCCCAAAATGTGAGGCATTTGTTGAGGTTTATTTACCAAAAATAAAAGATGAATAAATGTATTTTTAGGAGAAAATTATGAATATAAATATACTGCAAGGGGATTGTATAAAAACATTACAAAAATTAGATGATAAATCTATTAACACCTGTATTACCTCACCACCTTATTGGGGTTTGCGTGATTATGGTGAAAGCAATCAATTAGGTTTAGAAGATACACCAGAAAAATTTGTTGATAACTTGGTTAAAGTATTTAGAGAAGTAAAACGAGTATTGCGTGATGACGGAACTGTTTGGCTAAATCTTGGCGATAGTTATGCAAGAACTGGTGGCGATAGCTCTAAAAAAGGTAGGCATTGGGATGATAGAAAAAATAATCCAAATACAGGTCATAACAGATATGCAAAAGATATAGGACTAAAGCAAAAAGACTTAGTTGGAATACCTTGGAGAGTTGCATTAGCTTTACAACAAGATGGCTGGTATTTAAGACAAGATATTATCTGGCACAAACCTAACCCAATGCCTGAAAGTGTTAAAGATAGATGTACCAAAGCACATGAATATATATTTTTATTAAGTAAAAATGTCAAGTATTACTTTGATAATGAAGCTATTAAAGAAGATGCAAAGTTTCCTGAAGGCCCAAATTCAGCACATAATATAAAAAAAGGATCTGATGATCCTAAAATGAGAACAAGAGTAGGGTTAAATAAGATAGGTGCTAATCCAAAAAAAAATAAAAGATCTGTTTGGACTATTACCACTAAACCATTCAAAGGCGCACATTTTGCAACTTTTCCAATGGATTTAATAGAGCCATGCGTGTTAGCTGGTTGTCCAGAAGGAGGTACAGTTTTAGATCCTTTTGGTGGTAGTGGCACAACAGGAATCGTTGCGGTTAATCATAATCGTCATGCAGTTTTGTGTGAGCTTAACCAAGAATATATAGATTTAGCTAAGAAAAGAATCGAAGAACAAGCTGGTTTTTTAGCAACAATAAATATAACCAAATGACCTTATATGCGAAGAAAAGTGTATCTGCTTGCGAAAAAAAGTGTACCTGCTTGCGAAGAAACTTCGCATATATCCATACCATACCATGGTATAGGAGTCGGAAAAACGCTGGTGCGTTTTCCTCCTCCAGCCACGCAAGTTTGAACGCAAGCACGAACGAACGAGACTTGAATGATTAGAAAGTTTGATAAAAAGAATAAAGAATTTTGGTGGGTGATACCTAGCGAAGTTCCACGCTTACACGCAAGTGCGTTAGTGCCGTTAGCCTGCGTGAGTGATAATTATATGAAGATGCGCTCGTGCGTGTGGAAAATCTTTAGGCGTGAGTGTGGGCGTGAGGATTTAACGGCTAGTGCGAAGCTTGTTCTCTGGGCGGTGTGTGAGCGGTATCG